TGTTGTTTTTTGATTTTCTTCAACAAGTTTTTGCCTATTTGTATCATATTCTAGTTGAAGTTTTCTGGCTTCTACAATTTTTCCTTCTGCTTTTAGAAGTTCTATTTTTCGTTGATATTCTAAATCCATAGAATCTAACAATTCTTGTTGTTGTTCTAATGCAATTTTTTGTAATGCTACTTGAGCACCTGAACTCTCACCCATTCTTTTTGCTCTATCTTTTCTACCATATATTGCACCAGCAATTGCACCGCCAATTGAGCCGACAACAGCGCCAATGGCTGTACCAACGACTGGAAGAATCATTGATCCCACCATTGCTCCCGCTAATGCACCTCCGCCAGCACCTGCTGCTTGCCAACCTTGAGCCTTAACCATATCCATGCCTGTCACTTTGCTTGACCTATTAGTAGCCGCTGCTGCTTGACCCATTCTTTCTCTTGTATCTTGAACTAATTTTGTTCTAACAGTTAATGGATCTGTCATTAAGTTTTCACCACTGGGGCCAAGGATAGATATTAACTTAGCGTTAACGCTCATTCCAAATGAATAATCTCCAAGTTCTTGAGCGATATTTGCAACAACGCTTCTTGCTTGTTCAGCGCTCATTGCTCCAGAACTTACTGCTGTTGCCATTTGTGAAACAAGTGCACTTTGAGCACCTGCTTGTCCACTTTGTTTAATGTTTTTCCCAACATCTTTAGCCATTTGCTTACCCTGCTCACCTTCAGCAAATGCTTGTCCAAATGTTTTTTTACCTGGTTGAATTTGATAGATTCCAGTTTTTTCTTTTCTTCTTCTTTCCATAACTTCACCAGCAGATACTTTTCCTGCTGCTTCTGCAAACATTCTTATGTTTTTAGAACTTGCTCCCATTTGTTCTGCAAATGCAAGAGTTTCATCTTGTGCCTTATCAAAACTTCTTCTAACCAATACTGCTGAAAGAGCAATTGCTCCAATTCCAACAACAGCAGCACTTATTGGTCCCTGAATCATGGACATGGCCATTATTGCTCCACTAGCAGCCGTCATCATTGGAGCAATCTTATCTGCAATTCCTCCACCCATCAATGACGCACCCTGAGCAACAGCACTTAAACCAAATGCAGCCATGTTTGCCCTCTGCATAAGCATTTGATTTCTTACTCTCATTGCTTCAAGATCTTGTCCTCCTGCTCCACCCGCACCTCTACCAAACCTACCAAATCTTCTTTTAGTTGTTTGCTTAGTTTTTTCTTTTTCCTTATCTTCAGATGGATAATCAACACCTACTGGAATAAGAATTCCTCCAGCACTCATACGTTCACCAGATGGTAGTGTTGAAACAGGGTTTTGCATTGATGCTTGATTATCAAGTGCATCTCTAGTACTTCCAAGCAATGCTCGTGATATTGTACTTGCAAATGTGCTACTTACTTTTGCTAAACTACGTTCTACAACATTGCTAAATTTTGCACCAGCATTCTCTGCACTTTGTGGGTTTATTCCAATGCCTTCAAGTGGATCATCTGATCTTGATGGTGTACCAAACTTTCTCTTTACAATCAAACCTGAATTCATAGCCTCTAACAAAGGACCATTTTCTTGCGTAGCATCTTTATTTACTACAAACTCTCCTGGGGTAAGTAATGCTGGAACTGTATCCTTTTCTCCATACCCTGGAACAGAGCCACCAGATGCAAATCTCTTTGGAGTTCCATATTTCCTATTGGCAACATTTAATTTACTAAATCCAACTCCACGCATTTTTAACATATTAAACATCATATTTGGTGCTCTTAACATTTTTTTATGCGATTCTGGTAGTGCATCAAAATCAGATTGCCTTCTAGGAAAAAATCCCATAAATGCAGTAGAGTTTGATTTTTTAGAATGTATGGAACCTAGTGCATTAAGTACATGGCCTTGAATACCACCTTTTCCTGTTTGTTTAAGTCTTGGTTGGCCTTTACTAGGGTCTATCTTCCCTCTAGATGTCATGCCCTTATCTTTAGACATTCCTAATCTATAATCTTTTGCAGCAAGTTTAACTATATTTTTTGATATATCTTCTGTATTTTTTAATTGAATAGACATAAAACGTTTATACAATCTTCGGTAAGTTTTACCGTCTATTCCTTCTCCTTCGGACATTGCACCAGCAAGTGCATATCGCATTGCCATTTCTTTTTTCCATTTAAGAGGATTAGAGTGTATTTTTAAATTAGTATCAAGATCTGCTAAAGCCATTTTCATAAACTTAGTATCTCTTTCTAATTTCACAAGACTTTGCTTAGTTGGTGGTTGTGGAGGTCTTGACTCCATCTTTTGTAATTCTTTTTGAATAGTTGCTTTTGATCGTATTGCATCTTCATAAGTTAAAGGATATGGTCTTGCAATATCAAGACTAGGTCTTTCGCTTATTTGATTATAACCGTGATTTCCTAAAATAGTAAAACCACTATCGATTTTATATCCTGCTTTTGCACCCATAGTATGCAAGTTTGAATCTTTTCCACTTGTAAAATGTAATTTTTCTAAAGAGTTTAAACTTGGATCATATTCTCCTGTTAACGGAGATCTTCTAGGAGTCCCCCCGTTTCTTAATACAAAACCACCCTTATTTAATCTTTGTAAAAATCCTTTATTTTCTTGTGCTGCATCTTTTCTTACAACAAACTCTCCAGGAGTTAGCATTGCAGGAACTGTGTCTCCACTTCCTGATCCTGGAACAAATCCTCCTGCTGCAAATTTCTTTCTTCTAGTTGGCCCCAGCATGCCAGGGTTTGCTATTGCAAAATTATTTGCTGCAACAACACCACGTCTATATGCATTTGTTAATCCATCAACTGCACTAGATTCTAAAGTAAATGTTTGAATTAATTTTGAATGTGCTTGATTTAAAGATGCAGCAATTGTAGCAGCCTCAATTTGTTCAGAAGACATGTATTGAGTTTGAAATGCTAACTGGTTAGATTGTTTTCCTAGACCAAGAAATCCACTTCTCATTGTTGTAAATAGTTTAATAATATTTGCTGCGCCGTTGGCAATCAAACCAAAAGTCATAAGGAATACTGGACCAATTGCTCCTATAATTGTTGCAACTACAACTAATGCTTTTTTAGTTCCGTCTCCAAGACCATTAAACTTTTCGAGTATCTTGCCGACAAACTCTGCTATTGGTGTAACTGCCTTTAAGAACTGTTCTCCAACTGGCGCAATTGCTGATTTAAGACCTTCCATTGCCTTTTGAAATTTTGTTCCAGTTGCATTTTCTAATGTTTTTAATTCTCTTTCAGAAAGAATTGCCAACTCTTCGGTTGATTGTGAAACTAAATTTAAAACTCGTGATGCCTGTGTTCCATCTTTACTTACGTTTTGAAATAGCGTTGAAAGTCTTGAAAACTGGAATTTACCAAAAAGTTGCTCAATTGCTCTTGCTCTAGTTAGTGGGTCTAATGTATCTAATGCAGCAGCAAAATCTAAAACAATTCCTTTAACATTTCCTTGATTAGATTCAACAATTTGATTAATATTAACACCAAACTCCATAAGCATTGCTGATGCTTTTTCAGTTGGGTTAATTAATGCTGCAAGGCCAGACTTTAATGCGTTTGCACCTTCAGAAGCATTAATTCCACCTTCCTTCATTGCTGTAAGGAAGAATGCAAGATCTTCTACGTCTCCACCAAGTTGTTTAACAACTGGACCAGCCTTTGGAATTGCAATAGTTAAATCTTCAATGCTGACAACAGTTTGGTTTTCAACTGCGTTAAGAAAGTTAATTTTTCTAGCAAGGTCTTCTGCTGATGTTCCAAATGCATCTTGTAATGCAATTGTCGTAGATAAAGCCTCTGACTGCTCTACAGACCCAAGAACCGCAAGACGTGTTGCTTCTGTAACTTGCGCCATAAGGTCTGCGCCCATCTTACCGCTGGCTGCTGCATCTGCTGCAAGTTTCATAGTGTCTACAACTGCAACACCGTATTTTGTAAACTCATCAGCAAGCAATCTTATATTTTCAAGAGCAGCATTTGTCTCTTCTGTTGTAGTAAATATTTCACCATAAACACGCTTAAATCTAATTGCTTGTTTTTCTAAATCCATAAATACTTGAGATGCTTTAGTACCAAAAATAGTAAGAGGAATTGTAAAACCAACCATGAGTTGGCGACCAGCCCATTGTGTATTCTTACCAAAATTTAAAAGGTTTGTTGATCCTTGTTTTAATAGTTGTCCGAACAACTGTTGTTTTTGTGCAGCAAGAGCAATTTTTGTTGATAAGTCTTGCATGTCTAGAGTAAGCGGTCTTACTGCTATAGACTGTAGCGCTCCGTTTGCTGAACGACCCATCTTAATATACTGGGTCTGCATTGTTTTGACACGCTCTTCAGCAACCTTGCCAATTGTGTCAAATTCAGATTTAAATAATTTACCAAAAGTTCTTGTAGAACCAGCAGCAAACCTAAAGTATTCTCTGGTAGAAAGTTTATTTCTTTCTAAAGAATCAGTAAATGATTCTGTTGTACTTTTTATTTCTCTAATGCCTGCTGAAAACTTACCCGTAGCATTGATAGAGTTAATTAAGTTACTTTGTAAATCTTGTTGTGCCCTTGCTGCCTGAGCACTATTTTTTGCTAAAGAGGTGTGAAATGTTGATATTTGTCGTTGCAGTGCTTTTAATTGTGCTAACGCTTCACTAGCATCAATATTAACTTGAATATTGGACTGAATATCAGCCATTCACAGCACCTCTTTAGTTTTAAATATTTAGAAGGTCAGCCTCTTGAAGATTAACTCCAGATGCTGCTTCAATAATCTTATATACAGTTGGAAGATCCAAGATTTCTTCTAACTTTTCCATGTCGTCTGCTAATTCTGGCTTATATTGCTGCAATGCAATATTTACACATTCTAGAAGAACGACAAGCGACTTTTCGTTATCCTGAGAAACAGTTGCAATCTCCTCAAACTTTTTCATAAAAGGCTTAAGTAATGATATTTTTAGAGGTCTTAGTGCAATCTTAGTTCCATCAATAAGAACTACAGTTTTTTCATCTTTTGCAGTAGTTGCTGCCATTATATTGTTCCTTTCAACATAGTAAATCAATTATAGCATAAAACACTATTTTTGGGTAAGATCTTCGTACTCTAAACCCATTCCTATTCCAAACCCAGCCATTTGTGCATTTGCACCTTGTAATGATAAAACATCATTACCATCAGATGTTTTTCCTTTGCTAAAGACTCTAGCCTTTAGGTTTTCCCATTCATTTTGTTGATTTTTTCCTTTGTCAATATCTACACCTTGTATTGCTGCTAAAAACTTTTTTTCTTCATAATCTAATTCTCTTCGTGAGGCAAGCGTTGCCATAAGTTCTGGCATTGATAAAGATAGTTCTAATTCTCTATAATCTTTCCAAATTCCTATTAAAAATACTTCAGACTCTAGTTTTGCAAGATCTAAATCTGACCATCCAGATGCTTTTTCACCATCCATAGTTTTTTGTTTTACATCTTTATCATCTTTACTATTTACTTTAATATTGGCTGCATACTCTAATATTTCATAAACCATATGTAAATCTACTAAATTTTCTACATCTTCCAGGGATTTAGCCTCGGGATAATATTGTCTCATTGCAATAGCAGCGCACTTAACCAAAACATCAACTGCATCCATATCATCTTTTACATCTTTTATATTTTCAAACTCGTCCATAAGATCATGCAAATGTTTAATTTTTAATGGCACCATCTCAATGGACCTGCCATTTAATAATTCAAGATTTTTTGAAGAATATATTTTTGTAGCCATTTACATAATTTTAGCACAAAAAGACAAAGCCCATCTATAAAAGATGGGCCTTATCAATCAGTTAAGATTATGATGCAGTGTGAGTGCGATCAACGATCTTGCCGTATGTTGCTGTCAAGTCATCTGGAAGAAGACGGAATGAAACTTCAAACATTGAAGCCTCGTCACGCTTAGCAGATACTGTAACATTTTCAATGGAAAGAGCACGATACGCAACGTATACACGCTCAACGTTTCCAGAATCTTCACAGTCACCAGTTCCTGGACCTACTGCAACGATACCACGCTCAACTGGGCATTCTCCAATGTCTCCTGCGGAGAGATTAAGAGTGCGACCTGCTGATGAAGCCTTGTTGCCTGAAAGGTCGGAATCCTGGCCTGCGGTAGCAAGAAGAAGATTCTCAAGAGTTGCCTCTGCAAAAGCGGTAGCAAGATTTACTTGCATTCCCTGCTTGTAGAGTTTTGCAACGTCTAGAATCTGGTCGACCTGAACCTCACCAAAATCTGGTTGGAATTGAAGTTCAATACCGTTCATTGTATAACCAACGTTTGTGTAGTCTGGATCTGATGAAAGAGTAGACTTGTAAGACTCTGTGCTTACAAACGATGGAATAGCGTTAGTAGTGGTATTGAGATTGGCATCAGCAACGAAAAGGGCTGCTGCACCTACGATAATATTAGTGGATGTACCACGAGAATATGCTGGCATATTTAATTCACCTCTTTTTTAGTTTTGTATTAAGTTGTGTAGTGGTAAACAAGGCGATGTTTCCTCTAAACCAAGTATATCAGTGTTTTTAGGTATAATTAATATCAGGATCTGGGATGGCAGTATTAATGGTTTTCTGCTGATTAATGGAATGGTAGTCATATTCAATAACGAATTTATTGAGCGTCAAGCCTCTTAAAGCAGCAAGTTCAGTTAGGTCTCTAACTTCTTCCAATTGATAAACTTTAATGTCATGAAAATATACGTTATGTGTAATTGGTACGGCTGAATCACTTATTGGACTATTCCCGTTTTGCTTAGCCATGCACCATCTATTTAGGTCCTCTGCAGCAGCATCTGATCTATCAAGAAGTTGTGAAATTATAATTCCAGCATCTATGATCTTGCTTGGGACTGAATAGACATAATATAAGAGTTGTTCACACTTCATAGGATAAAAAGCATCTCTTCTAAATCTTAGGAGCCTATCATACTGAATAGCAATATCCCATTGCACTGAAAGAGCAGTTCCATTTTCATCATATTGTTGTGGAATATCAACTCTGTTTTTTGTTAAATCATCTATTGCATTCGGACTGCTTGGAATTGTAAGAACACTAAAGCCATACTTGTTTAGTTCTTCTTTAATATATTCATTAATCCAGATAGGTGGAAATGGAAGGTCTCTTATGTCTTTCATACTCTTATTCTACCCCAATTGTTGCATTCAATATCCAATTATATCCTGTTTGTATTCCTTTTGATTTACCTTGTTTAGACCCTGCTTTAAAATTATTCTTATAGGCTTTTGGATTTTCTAAATAATCAATAAGGCCACTAGATCTTAAAAATATCTGACTAAAATATGATCTAAAGAATGAATCAAAAACTTTTTCATATGACCCCTGAACTTGATCTCCTCCAGGATTTTCTACTGTAACTGGTTGTTTGGTAAACACCTGTTCTCCATTGTCTTCAAATGCAAGAACACTTTTATTTTTAGGTCTAATGGTTACTGGAATTCCATTTTCCATTATTCTAGCCTTGTCATAAAACGGAACAGAGGATCCACTTTTTCTTGATTTTGATTGAGTAAAGGTAGAATTAAAAGAAATTCCCATATCATTTACAATATACTTAATTTCATATAGTCTTGCTGATGGGCTTGCAATTTTATCCCACTCATAAATATGATGTAACGCCCCTGGACTCATTCTTGCATTAACATCAATATATTTTTTTAAACCGTCTACAGTTCCTTTTGCTAAATTTGTCATAAATCTTGACTCACCTAATTTTGTTCCATCAATAAATCCTATTGAATAATCAACAACATTAAGCATAGTTTTTTCAAACTTTAAAGAATTTAATCTTGTTGTTATCATTAATCATCAACGCCTTGATTTTCTGCTCGTCTAACAAGTATCTTATAGTATTCAATATTTCCAAATGGACCAGTGAATGGCTCAAGAGTTGCAATTTCATATATTGTTCCACGATCTTCTCTAGCACCAGATGTTTCTTTATAAATAAGTTCTCCAGAACAGTTGCGAACATTAGTAATTAAAATATTTGTAATTGAATTATTTGTTCCATCTTTTCCTATACGAATATCATTTTTAACTCTGCCAAGAAGCATGTTTTCATACTGTACAAATATTTTTGGTTTTACCTCTTCTTCAAATGCTGAGCCTACTGGATTTAAACTAATTACGATAGTTCTGTCAAATCCCCAGTCTTTTTTTATTTGACCATAAACATCTTGTTCAACAATTGGATGATATACATCTGCAATCATTGGGTACATAAAGTCTATTTCGTTGCATGACATTACAATACCCCAGGAACAATAATGTTACTCGCATATCTCTCAAGAATCTTATCAACAATAAGATTTCCAGTACCAGTAAACAGGGTCTTATCAAACTGAATTCTAAATTGATCTGTATTATATGCAGAGGCATACCTCTTAAAATAATCTAACTTTCCACACTTAATGTCATCCATTAACATTAATGTTGCTTCTTTTATATCTGTAGGAACAACCTTATATCCTGCTTCTACCACAAACGTATAGTCTGAACCCTTAGAAAATGTATTGCCCCAGCCAATTGGACCAAGCCAGTCTGATTGTGCGGTAGGCAGCATAAGCGGTGCTTGATCTGCTCTATTGTAAGCACCTGTAATTTCTTGAATAATAGCAGTTTTGTTGTCACTTAATTTATAAGTAACTCCAAAAATTGCTGGCTCTGCCAAGGAAGAGTCATACCAAAGTTCGTTGTTTTGATATACCTTTAATACTTTACGTGCTCTATGCTTTATTGGAGCATAGTCTGTGTTAAGCCCAGTATGTTCTATTGTTTCAGTTTTATAATAAAATCCACCAGTAATGGTATCAATAATTAATCTTGCTGTTAATTCTCTTTGAGTGATTTCCGCTATTTCTGTTGCTGTTGTGCCAAGGCTTGCTGGATCAACATACGGCCTTGTAATTTCAAGCATATCTTCTACAACAATATCTTCATCAGCCTCTTGAATTCTTAACGCATAAACTTTATCATATAAATGCCACTGATCTGTTTCAAACGTATAGTTTATTTTTTTGCCTGTTGTTGATGTTATTGTTTCTTCTAAAATAACTATATCTCTATCTTCGTCTTCAATAATCAAATCATATGCTGTAGATGCTGCTGGTACATCATAGGAAATGCTTAGCGGGTAAGGTGGAAGACGAAGTATTTTCATTTATTTTTGCCGTAGTATTTTGCTAATTCAACAGCGCTAACCTCTCGTACAGACTTAGATTGTAAAAATACCTCTAAATTTTCTTTATTAATAATAGAAAATCCTTGATCAACATGTCCATATCCTTCAAAATATAAATTCTTTTCAGAATAAATAACTGTTTGATCGTTAACATCAGCCTTTGATGTTATTTTCTTGTTTGTAGTTGCCATGTGTTACGCTCCTTAATAGTACCTTAATTATAGCAGATTGTTAAAAAGGGCAGAGGACGAATCCTCTGCCCTAATTAATTTTTTTAGTGATTAGGAAGCAGCAATGTCCTTATAGGCAATTGCATCTTCTTCTTCAATCTGGATACCGAAACGGACAAACACTGTGTATTCGATAGTATCTTTCTTTGGTTGATACTGACGGTTTACAGTGATATCGCGTTGGAAGCCCCAGATACGGTTTGCTGGGAATGTCAAATCGACATAATCTGCTGGATAGTAAGGAACTTCCATTACGTCAATGCCGAGTACACGAGTGGTACGGGCGTTGCCAATAACTTGTCCTTGACCATCAAGGTATGCTTGACGATTTGCTTGTGTGCTACCTGTACGGCTTGAGAAAGCCTCAGAAATAGCATCAGCAAGTGTTCCGTTGTTGCGAACAATGCTCTGGAACACATCTGTACCTGCATAGAACTTAAGATTATTCTTAAGTGCACGATACTTACGTGGCATTGCATTGATAATACCCTGCATAACTGGAGTTGTCCAGTTATCGGATGTAACTGCTGGAAGCACAGAGTCGTGTGCATCTCCATTAGTTGTAATCAAGTGGTGGAAACCTTCCATAATTGACAAGAAGTTTCCTGTTGAACCATCTCCGTTAATAGCCAAATCTTCGATATCATTACCGAATGCATTGGTCATCAAACGAACAAGATGATCTTCAAGTGCTGCACCTTCAACGTTATCTTCAAGTGCTTCTGTAGTAACTTCCCAATCAAGACGAATCTTCTTGGTTGTTAATTCTACCTTAGTAAATGTTGCACCTGTGTTAGCAAAAGCACCATCTCCTTGAGCAGCAGCGCGAAGAACACGCTCACCAACGTTAACTTTTTCAAGTTCCATTGTGTTGGCTCGCATAGTAACTCTACGGCCATCCTTAGCGAGAACTGTAGCATCCCAGACATAATCAATAAATTGACGTGCCTGTTCTGGTCTCAGAATTCCACTAGCAGCAGATCCCGAAGGATTTACAGCGTTTGCACCAGTTGTTACACCGAATTGTGCGGTTGGGATGTTACCCAAGGTGCTTGCACCTGGAGTAGAAACACCACCGATTCCACCAGAAGCAAAGCCACCATCCGCGTTATATAAACCCGAGTCTGATGCGCCTGCGCTACCTGGTTGATTCTTAATAATTTCTTCTGACATATTGTTCACCTCCTAGTGAATTTCCTTACTTAAATAGGTCGGTTGCGAGGAAACGACCGCCCCATAAGGATTTCTGAACCATTTCTGGTTCCTGTACGATTTCGCCTAGATCGCCAGATTTGCGGAAAGCAGTGTCTTGCTCTACAGCATCGACTCTCTTTCCAAACTCAGCATTACTTTCTTTGACGTTCTTAACCTCTTTAGATACGTCTGTAATGGACTTGCTTAATTCAGCAACTTGAGTCTGGACCATTTTCATGGTCTCTTCATTCAAGGACTTAATAGTTGCTGCTAGATCGCCAAAGGCACTCGCAAGAGTTTCTTTAATTTCGGCAACTGCATTGACTACCACCTCGTCAGATTTTACAATCTCTTCAGTTGCTTTTGCAACTTCATCTGACTTAGCAAGTTCAGTCTCAACAACTGCTTCGGCTGCCTCAGTTGTTTCAGCAACAATTGCTTCTTCAACTTCAACACTCTTGGTAACAGTTTCAACATCTGTTGCCTTTGGAGCGACCTCAACATTTTCAACAACTTCTGTTGTTTCATTTGTCATAGGACTTACCTCCTTTTGAATCTCAGTTGGACTAATACCTTTGGCACTATCAACCAAGAACTTTATCATGTTTGTTTTTTCATCATCATTTTTCTCAACAAAACCTATATTTTTCATTGCTTGTCCAGAAGTGGGGCTAACTTCTGTTTCATTTTCTGAAACCATAACAAGGCCAGACTCTTTGTCCCAAAATACGTTTTCTACAACAATATCTGCTGCAGAACCCTTAAAAACATTTATCCCATCTACTTTTTCAATAGAAATAATGCTTGCAAATTGATTTGCTGGGTTATCAACAAGTGAAAGTTCTATAAGATCATAGTCTTTAATAATTCTAATTGGCTTATCCATTTTCTCATCATAGCCATCATCCCACTTATTCATTCTTCCGCCAATTGAAAAACCTGTATATGTTCCATCCAATACTTTCTCCCACGCATTTTGTGCGCCTTTTGATACATATGCAGAAACAAAAACACCAGAATAAAATTTCTTTGACTCTGGATCAAAATATTTATCTTCTTTAAATGCCACCATTTTGCCTACTGCAGATGGCTGATGCATTTCACGGATGTTCCCTCTAAACTGAGAAAAAGCCTTTAAACTAGCGTCATTTGTTACAATATCGTTTTGTACATCAAGATTGTCAAGTGTTGCAAAACCTGATACAATTCTACGTTCCTTATCAACTTTAGCAAAAGGCATTGACAACCTTACGTTGTCTCCTTGTGTTGACCAGTGGGCTTTATTTATGATACTCATATCACATCCATTATATCAACTATTTTATCAGTTTGTTGATATTATGTGGAAGACCTTCCCTCTCCTTGTGGATTACGTCCAGAAATTGTGGATGAAGAGTCTGAATTGTTATTTGTTCTTTGAGAGTCTCTTTCTCTATTTCCAGAAAGATTTGCTCTAGCATCTGTTGCTTGTCTTGCAGACATCTCAAATGGTGCATCTCCATCTGGTCTTTGTGGCAAGCCAATAGCCTCTCTAGCCTCGTTTGGCATCATAACCTGAGTCTTTACATATCTTTCTAGAATCTGAGACTGTGCAATTTCATCAGTTAATGTAAGTTCGTTAAACTTAAGTTCAAGAATATCTGTTTTTTCACGAACTACCTTGTTGATAAGTTTTTCTAATTCTTGTTGTGCTGGTCTAGCAACCTGCTCTTTAAATGTTCTATCTTGTGATAAAGCAGCAGCAATTGATCCACCATCTGACCCACCCAGTTTAGAAATAGGCACTTGATGAGCAATCAAAATGTCATCACGATTTCTAATTCTATATTCATTAAATGAAGCCTCTTGAATTCCATTTTCAATTGGATCCATTTTAAACTCAACCTTATTATTTTCACTATCTCCAGGAAGTGGGATATAAAGCGTTCTATGTGATTGTGATTTTAATCCAGTTTGCAAGAACCTAAACATCTTATCTTCTGCGTCTGCGCTTAATTTTGCACCCTTAAGAGTAATTATGTATCTAGGAACTGCCTTATTTTCAAAATAATCAATGTTATATTGTGTTGCTAGTTGATCTCCAACAAGTGCTGGCAATGCAGCAATAATATCTGGTACACCATAATATGTGTTTAATGGTGAGTATTGTTTAAAGTGAATAATTTCATTTGGTCTACGATCTGTTGTAATTGGGTTTGGATTCTTTGCCCCAAAATTTCTAAAGTAAATTACAGATGGACCAATAATTTGAACATAACCATCTCTTAGTCTGCGAACACGAATAGTTGTGGCTGGAATGTGTCCAATATACCCAATCTCTCCAGCAACAGTACGACCAATTTCCAGGTATGCATTGCCAGTTGCTTGCATATCTACATAGATTTTTTCCATTGTTTTCGTAAAACTATCATCATCATTAAGGCCCTCTAGCCAATCTTTCATTTCAATCTTTGCACGTTCAATACGCTTTCTTGCTCTACCCAAGGATGTCTCATCTTCAACATTTTCAAGTTTAAGCATTGTACGTGAACCAACGACAAAGTCATATCCAAGACCAACAACATTTTCTACTTTTGCATCAATCGCTGCATGATTTGCAAAAGAAGTGTCATAATAATTTGCTAATTCATAAAGATTATATGGTGGTGTAATAACATCAAATAATCCGTAGCCATTTCTAATTACTGCACCAGGATTAATAGCCTTTGATCGTGCATCTTCAACACCTGCTGGACTTGAGTTTGCACTATTAAGATATGCAGTTGCTGCTGTATCTGCCTTGCCTAAATTTCTTGATGTACGTCTTTTAAAGTTTTGATCTAAATTTGCTAAACCCTTTAAATCATCCCAAGACTTTCCAAAAATATCGCTTTTCTTAAAGGTGTCATCTTTTTCTACTGGATCGCTAATTGAAGCGCCAATAATGTAATCTTCATTCATTATTCTTCACCATGTTCCTTTAATGTTTGCTGTGCATCATAAACTGCACCAAGATCGTTCATATTTGGAATAAGACCTTCACGCATTCTTGATAGTTGCTCTGTATATTCCATCTCACTTACTCTTTTAATTCCTGCATGAAATTCTGCATGACCACCTTCACAGCCATAATATTCCGCTGATCTTCTTAACTCAGCCATTTTTTGTATATCGCCACGCATTGATGGTATGTTAAGAAGGTTTCCATGACCATCTCCAAACGCTTTTCCATTAGGCTTCATCCAAATATAAATGCCCCAGTCGTAACCTTTTTCAATTACTTTGAGTTTAGTTTTACCAACTTTTTCTGGTTTTGAATTATTCATAACCACAAGTATACCATATTATGCTGGGGTGACAATATATTCTTGCCAGGATGTGTCCTGATATGCAGCAACGCTATTTGACACTATTCTAAAATCATTATTAAAGTCATCTACGACAGTTGTTCTATTTCCAGTATATGTCTTATAAACTTCTGAAGGATTAACAATATATCTAGAATCTCTAGACCTAATTAGCATATTGTTCCAATCTCCTTCGTTTTCCCATCCCTGCCAACTAGCCTCTTCATCTTCAACTTCCTGCCAAGTTCTTAAAACAAGGCGTTGTACTACCTGCAAGGCTGTTCCCTGATAAAAAGAAATATTGTTAAACATCATCAAATATTTCAAAACAATACTTCCAGAATAATTATCAAAATTTAAAGATGAGTTAAATGATATACCAAAAGAATACCATTGCTGAATATCAATAACTGGTTGACCAACTAATTTACCATTTAAATAATATGACAAATCTGTAAAAATAGTACCAGATGACCTTAACTTGCTAAATATAACTCCTCGCTTTCCAGTTGATGAGTTTGACTGGATGTAGAAATCTAAAGAATCCCCTTTATAATTAACTTCAAATATCTTAACTGGATTTTCTGGAAATGCATAAAGGTCACATCGTGTAAACATTTGTATAGCACTTAAAGAATATTTATCTATAAGGGTTGATGAAACTGGTATTGAAACTCCTCTTTCAATATCATTGATACCATTTCGTAATTCTAGACCACTCTTTCTTGTTAAATATAAATATGGAGTATTGTCTTTATCAATAATTAATGGATTTTTTCCTTTATGGCCAGTATAAAATCCAACTTTTTTAAATGGATAAAGATCTATTCCATATTTTGTTCCAATTGGTGTACTAGATGTATAGTTTAGCGTTCTTGCAGCAAACTCTAGTTTTCTCAAAAAAACTTTTTTCTTTAAAATACTTTTTACTTTAAAGTTAACAAAATATATTAATGACATATTTTCTAAATTAACATTTTTATCTGGATATATTAAATAGCCATCCACTAACTCAAACTTTTTATCTGTCCATGATGTTGTATTTAAATCTAAAACTCTTGACTGGTTTGCAGAAACATCTGTATAATCTTCATCTGGTTTTGAATATCCATTCGATGTATAGTCAAATGCTATGTAAGATCTGACAGATGCGTCTGATGTAGAATATGTATTTGATACAGAAGAATTAGTCCAATAGTTTTGTCCTGCTGCTGGGATATCTGATGGAGACGGATAATCAATGTTAAACTGAACATAATCTAAATCACTAACTATATTATTTTCTGAGTTTGCTACTTGAGACATTAATGAGGATACTGGCAGATAATCTCTCCAGTATCCCGCCACTGAAATATCTAAAAAGAATTTACCGTATTCTTTAAATGGAGAGAGTGTATAACTTGCAATATGTGGTAGCAAAGAAGAATAGGCATTTATTGTTGCAGTACCATTAGAAGCAAAATGATGATCTATTTCTAAAGAATTTTTAATAGTTGATATTCCAAAAGTATAAATTCTACCAGTAAACTTGTTATCATCAAAATCATTGCCAACATACATTTTTAAAGATAATGAATTAGATAAAAATTGAGATAGCCCCAATATATTATTGCTTAAAAGTTTATTAAATTCAAAACCAGCAACAAACTCGTGTAATGGAATTACACCAGATGCAATTGTAGAAATTGTTCCGTTATAACAAAATACATAGTTAATACTTCCACTACTTGCAAGTCTTCTAACTTTTAAATAATTGTTGCTATCTTGAAATAAACAAATCAATGTTTGATCTGTTGAAGAACTTGTAAACTCAAAAATACCATATATAGCATTAATTGGTGATTGAATAAAACTTAGATCATTAAAATAAATAGAAGAATTTATTGTATTCCATGTTGAATTAGGATTAAGAGAGAAAAATGCTTCGCCATCATCTTGTATTGCAAAACTATCCTCTTCTAACTCTGATAAAGTTTTTGTTCCTAAATTAAATGTTGGCAAACTATATTCTGGAGTTTTTAGTGATGTATCTGTTGCATTTAAATTATCGATGTCTGCTTGTTGCCACGATAGATTTAATGGGTATGTTTTATTATTATTATACTTAGAAACAGAGTAATCAATTTCTACTGATGTACCTCCATAATAACTATCAATAACTTCAGAAGACAATGGAATGCCTTGTCCATAAACATAATGCGATTTAGCAACTAGTGTTGACATAGAATATGGAAATATAGAAAATGATCCCAAAATAATTGGATCTACAACATTATCTTTATATGCATAAAATCCAATCCAGTCATTGCTTTTATCATTTAATGTAAATTCTTCTGGCAAAGTTAAATCTTTTGTAGTAAAAGATAATTGTCCAACTTCTTCTCCATTTACCAATAAAGTAGCAGAATCTTTAATAAGTCTAATATGAACTAGCATTGGCCTAAACCATTCGCCAACGTAATGAGAAACAAAATTATTTCCAACTACTAGAGTTAAAAATGCATTTTCTACATATAAACCATCTGTAGAAGTAATTGGACCAAATATTCTTTTTGGTGTAGTTGCATTAGAATCTATGTTAAGCCAACATTCTACTGTGTAATCTTGATTTCTACCAGCCTCATTTAAAAATCCACAACCTGGAAAAATAATTGATGGTTTTGCACTAATAATAAATTCACTTTGATCAAGATCTCTTAAACTTTGCCATGTTTCGTTTTCTTCCCAATATGCCCAATCTTCTTCTGCAGTTTGATCCCATGACTGAGTAGTAAGCAATTCTTCATGTGGTATTAATTCTATAGAACCACTAGATCCAAAAACAAGTGGAATTGATCCATCCCTAGCAACAAGATTATTATTTGCTACAACATAGTATCCATTGCGATCTGAAAGACCATATGCATCTGCGACTACTACACCATCTAAATTTAAATTTATAGAAGATGGTAAATTTATTTTTTGTTTACCTAATGATTCCGCATGGTATTCTTCACATAATTGTCCCATTGTTAGCCCATGCCAACTAAACCGATAATCTGATGATGATGAGCCTGCTGTGCTTGTTGTTATTTTAACAAGAATATCAATTGCCTCATTTGTTACTCCAGCAGGTATGTCGAAAGTACCAGAGACAAAAAACCATCCTGTTTTTTCTTGTGTATTAGAAAAATTTAAATCTTTATATACTGTTGATCCACCAGAATACTTATAGCCAATAGAAAGTTTAGTTAGATGTCTGCTTTCTGAATAAACCCAGGCACCAATACAAAAAGTTTGAAGATTAATGTCAAGATCATCAAAACCTATAAAGCCTGGAGTTTCTAATACTATTGGACTATTTTCATTTATAATTTCAACAGAAAGAATATCTTCTTCAGGAAATGGGTACGGAGACATTGATTTAATTACTGCAGATGCTGGAGAATACGTTGTTACTGCATTTGTAACAGTCCAATCTTCGTACCCAGTAAATAAATCTGCTCTAACTGCATCACTAATCAAACTAATATAATCAGCACTATCGTCTAAATGCCAGATGGCAATAGGATGCTCTGCATATAGTTTTTCAGCATACAGATTTGATAAAACTGTCATAGTAGCCTAATTATATCAGGAAACAGTTTTAATTTCACAATAGTCTGTAGTACAGTACATTTCTCCAATAGAATCAAGATTTTCAACACCATCATAAATTGCATCAAAGTTAATATGAGCAATCTTTCCAACATAAACATCATACTCTTCTTTAGTAATTTGTGTGTATGGCTGTTGTGGATAAGTATGATTTCCCATTGGGAGGAATGAAACTGCTTTTAATTGACCTTCATACATGTGAAGTGCTGGAGCAATATGTTTTGTTTCTGTTTCTTTGTCAAAAGATAAAGTTACAGAGACTCCATTATCTGACCAATATTTTTGTGTAGTTGCAGCAAGACCAATCTTTTCAAAAAGACTTACATCCTTCTCTGATCTTGGATGTCCTGAAGACACTGGGAAGTATACTACACTAGTATTTGCTGATACTAAATCATCTTCAATTTTATACCCTGCTGCTTTAAATAAATGCAACATTGGATCTGTATTTCCAAAACGAATTGCACGTAAGAAATATTCTCCACCAACAGACCAATGAACTCCTGGAGATGCTCCAGAAAGTAATGAGACAGATCCTGAAGGTTTTACAGTAGTTACACGAATTGACTCACGAACACATAGCCATTCTGAATATTGCTTATCGTAATGGCGAATCTTTTTATATCCTTCGTCCATCCACTCTCTGGTTGTTGGCATTCCATTGATATCAGTGAAAGATGCAATTCCAGTTAAAGATGTTCCAATTCTGCGGTTTCTTTGCATAATACCGTTTGTAATTTGCCAATGTGTTGGAAGCAATGTTACAGTTTTTCCATAAAGATATGCAAATTTTAGTGTACGCATAAAATCTTCTTTATCTGTGTGACGATTTAAATGAACTTCAACAAGTGTGCAAAGTTCATAAGACTCTAGTGGTTGTTCCGCACAAGGATTAAAACCCATAACACGATAATCTTTTCCATCTGCTGGATCTGCTAATCTTCCATAATTTCTTGCAACATCAAGCCAAATAAAACCAGGCTCTCCGTTATCTGCAATTAAATCTACATAGTCTTCATAATGAGTTCCAACTTCAGCAGAGATTGAGTTATTACTCATCCATGCCCATCCTGGATTTTCTGAATCAAATGAGTTACGATCAGGAAATACTTCTGAGTTTTTAAGATTAATAAAGTCTTCATCATTTGGATTTCCAAGAGCAAGAGTTGCAGATCTTCGAACGTTTCCAGAAACAACACATGTTCCAATAAGATTTACAATATCTACGATTGCTCTAGAATCTAACTTCTCTCCTGCTCTAGAGCCAATAACATTGCGTATCCTTGTATGTAGATCAATCAATGGTTTTGGACCGCTTGCAACCCCACCAAAGCCTTTAATTGGTGCTCCTAGAGGACGGATCAGATCATAGTTAAATTCTTGAATTGGTTGATTTGTTCTTAAGAATGAATTAAGCAAAAGCCTAACAGATTCTACCCAACCTTCACGAGTATCTGGAATATCATATACAGATGCTGGTTCTGTTGGTGCATAAATAGATAGATCTTTTTCTTGACCTACCGTGTCAAATCCAACTCCGATTCCAAGCATTAAAGCATCCATAACCCAGGCAAATAAAGATCCAGGATCATTACGATCAATATCTCTGGTTGAAACCATCGCACAGTTCTGAAGAGAAGCAGAGTTTTTCTTTTCCATTGTCATTGGAGTACCAAAAGCCCATAGACCTCTTCCTGGTGGAGTCCACTTCAAAGTAAACATACGGTCATAGGCTTCTTGTGCTGATTTTTGTGCCTTATAGTCGTTCCAAGGTAGTCTGTTTTCTTTTGCATGATTCTTTTGTACTGAATACATACCTTCGATCACTCTTTTACAAACCTCATGCCATCTTTCCTTAGTTCCATCCTCTTTTACACGGGAATAAGTACGGATAAAAGTAATCTCTCCTAATGAGTTAAGACCAGCATCCTTAAAGCCAAAAGGAGGCTCTATTTCTGCATATTTTGTAACAAAATCATCGGAAAGGCGAAAAGAAAAAACATCTGACATAAGTATAAATCTCCTAATTAAATTGAATTTGAATAATAACTAATTGTAGCAGAGTTTTTATTTTCTACAAACTCTACATCTTTAGATTAGGTAGAGTTTTTAATATATAAAAACTACTACTTATATGTTCTTTGTTCCCAAATTTTATTTTTATATACTCCACCATTTGGTTTTCTGTATATTTTACTATTTGCAATATTTTTATGAACTATAACATTTGAATTAATTATATTAAATTCACTTTCCCAATTATCCCTTTTAAATGGAATCATCTGAACTATTGGAGTTCCTTTTGGTAATATTCCAGAAAATTCTTTATTTATAAAAAACGGCATGCTTCCTGGCAACAAGACCTTATCATTATCTACAATTCCAGAAACTGTATAAAAGGGCAACTCAAACCTATTTAAAGGATGTGTATACAATACGCTATAACCCTCTGGAACTTGAATTCCCCAATCTGCAAACCAAGCAAAATGATCATCTCTATATCCATGTGGTGTAACAAAACCATCCATTTTGCTTCTTGGTGTACAAAAATCTTTATATTTTAAGTCCTCTATTTCAACACTTAATCCATTTTCACTTTGTATAAAATTAATATCACACGGTGTTAAATATGTGTATCCAGATCCCATTACGTCAAAAACTGCTGGACAGGCCTTCCAAGTTGGCATTTTGCCACCATCTTGCCCAATATAAAAATCATTATTTTGTGGATTTTTAATAAATCTATCCATTTTTCGATACCACTCTGGAATAGTTTTAAGTATAGATGTTGGCTTAAATAGACTGTCTTGGTTTAACCATGGTCTATTATTAGTAAAAATTATTTTTTTAACGTCCATTATTTTTTCTTTTATCATTTGTTTTTAATCTAATTGTTTTTAATTCATGTTTTCCTACAGGAATATTTGATTCGTCTGTAGCATTTCTATAAAAATGTGTCCACTCACCAACTCTATTTTTTAATTGAGACACCTCTCCATATTTTTTATTTTTAATTTCATCTTCTTTAGAAAAAACATAATCATTAATATCTAATTCATATTGGTTTATGTCTTGTAAAGATATTGGAACAATAGCAGCAATAGGAGTTTTTGCTGGAATTGTTATAACAACATTTGGTTTTGTAATTTTGGCTGCTAGTGGCAATGGATATCTAAAAAAAGAAGTAGAAATAAGTGTTGTGTATAAATGAATTCCATCAATAAATAGATTTGGAACTGGCATTGTTAACAAAGTTGTATTTTCATCAGTAATAAATTTAGTAAATGTATCAAAACTTAGCGTTGCACTTCTTCTATTTTCATTGACATATTTGTTACCAGATATTATGGTTATATGACCGTCCTCTCTATCTGTATCAATTCCGTCCCAAATAAAACTAATATCTTCATCAAAACTAATTCCCCAACCTAATGTATTTGAAATTGATAACGGAAAACAATGATATGCGTGTGCATTTGACACATTGTCCATCCAATCTCTTTTAGCAGAAATTTGAGAGATGTTTACACCAGAATTTGGCATCATGTATGCATTAAAAACTTTATTAGTCATTTGTTTCTTCATGAAGGTCTGGCCTATGATATTTTGCGCTATAATCAAGCATTGTTACTAACGAATATTTTGTTCCAGATATCACTGGCATTGCTGTATGAGGATACATATAGTTTGATGGAAAAATATATAAATCACCTGCCTGTGGTTTAACTTTTATTCCTTGTAGTCTAAAATCTAACTCTCCACCTTCGTAATCATCATTTAAATATCCTACTAAAGAAACTACACAGTTATATGTAGAACCCTGATCATGATGCTCTTGAAAATGTTGTCCTGGACCATATTTTATAAAATTAAATGATTCCCAGTATCTTAGTTCTCCAACACGAAAAAAATGAGAGTAGTCTTTAACTGCTGGAAGTTGTAAGTCATAACAATCCTGCCAGACTTCTTGCAGCAAAACTGATTGAACGCTTTTATCATTCAGTAAATTTTCTTTTCTATATTTAAAATCAACACAGTCTCTATATTCTGGAATTTTTTGGGCATATCCAACTAAAGCCTCTCTCCAAAAATAATTTGGATTTTTGCCTGTTAGACTATTTTCTAGTCTACTAATTATTTTCATGTCTTTTTTAAATACATTTCTATAAACTGCTATTCCATCTGCAAGTAATTCTTTACTATCCCAAGTTGGATTTTCAACAACATTTGGTTCAAAATTAATCATTGTTGCCTTTCTGTGTAAGTATACTTATGTCCCAATTCATTAATATCTGTCATAATAACAATACAATATTTTGTTCCATTAACCATGTCCATTGACGCATGCTCATAAATATAATTAGATGGAAAAATTGCTATATCACCAAACTTTGGTTTATAAACTAAATTGTCTAGCCTTGGAAAAAATAATTCTCCGCCTTCATAATCATCATTTAAATAAATTACAACAGAAACTGTTGTATTATATGCTGGACCGTGATCTGCATGAATTCTAAATTGCTGTCCTACACCTTCATATTTTACAAAATTAAATGCTTCATAATAGACCACATTAATTCCCCAATAGCGAGCATAGTCATCAACACATAATTTTAAAGTATTGTAAATTTCTTCATACATATCAATTAATTCAGCATTTTGCTCATCTCTTGCTCCCAGAGAATAAAGATTATATTTAAAATCAGAGCAGTTTCTAGCATATTTTATTGGTTGATCTGAGTTTGTAACTTTTGCTTCATTCCACTTATACCTTGTTTGTCCATTTAAATTATTTTCTAATATACTTAAATATTTTTCACAATTTTCTTTTGAAATTGCATTATTGTATATATTTAAACCTAATCCTGGATTGCTTACTTTAATATTATTGAAAGTTTTGTCTGGCATTCTAAAAGATGCAGATTCTGACCTATCTTTTGTAAACCAAGGATTTTGTGATTCATTTATTTCAATCATTAGCGAGTCTCCTTTATTTAATTATAGCATAAGAATTATTTAAAGGAGACTGCGCTTTTTATTCAATACTTTGATCTCTTGTGTCATATACTAACATATTTTCTGTAAAGAAGTTGTCGTATGGCTCACAGTTAATCGAATATACTGTTTCTTCATAATTTAGAACATCTAATGAATCAATATTGACAAACCCTAACTCTTCATATGAATATACCATATATGTCTCATCAATTAAATCAATTCTTAAGAATTTTGAAACATTATCTTTTTTAGTTAAAACATAATGTGTTTTAGAATATGCATCGCCGTTAAGAAGATATATTGTATCTACTTGTCTTGATGATACTGCATAAACTGTAGTTTCTCTTAAATTAGTTTCATTTAGGATTAAGTCTTCTGCTGTCCAGTTTAACCAGTCAGTGTTATGTGCTGAGGCTTGTTCTGGAAGTTCCATTGCAATTAAAACATCTCCTACAACTATGTCTTTGGCTTCTTTTCTGCCATTGGTAGTCATGATGCCTGTATTGCTGGCAATAGAGTACTCTGAGAATCCAAACCCTGGGAAAAATGGTGGTGCGAATGGTGGTGGGAATGGAGGTGGAAACGGTGGTGGGAATGGAGGTGGAAACGGTGGTGGTGCAAAACCTGGGAAGAATGGGAAAAATGGGAAGAATGGGAAAAATGGGAAGAATGGGAAGAATGGTGAAAGTGTAGTAACGCTAGAAGTTGTTGCTCCTAATGATGCTCCATTAGCATTTGTTGCAGTAACAGTGTAAGTCTGTGAAGTTCCTGCTGTATCAGCAATAGTTGCTGATGTTGCTGATGATGCTAAATCTCCAGAAGAAGTTCCGTCAGAACCAGTAACGTTATGCTTAGATAAAGCCTTTCCACCAGTGGCACCAATTGTCCAACTGATTGTGTTTTGGTTAACACCAGCACTGGCGACCGCACCTTGAGGCGCTTGTGGAACTGTTGTTGCAGTTACTGAAGAAGAAGTTGTTCCGCTTGCAGTTCCTGCAGCGTTTGTTCCTTTTACTGTAAATGTGTATGAAGTATTTGATGCTAATCCCTGAAAAGTATAAGAAGGAGTGGAAGAGCCAGTATTTACTTCGTAAGTTGAGGGGGTTGTTGTAATGATATAAGCAGTTGCTGCTGGAGATCCCGCTGGCAATGTCCAAGTAAGGCTTACTGCTCCACCAGTTCCTGAAGCAGATGCTGCTGAAGTAGTATTAGCAGTAGCAAGATAAGGACGAGATGTTCCTACATCTGTACCACTTAAGGAAGTAACATTATCTGGTTGCAAAAAGTTGTCTTGTGCTGAAGACTTGATACCTCTTTTTTTACTAACTGCCATTTTTACTCCTCTTTTCTATTATATCAAACTATTATGCTTTTAAATCTCCCATTAAAACCCAAAGGTTTGCTGCTCTCTTAAATAATGTTACTGATGACCATTGTGCACGAAGTTTTAATCCAGGAGTTGCATTTACTGTTGTTGTTCCTGGCGTTACTGCTTCAATTGTCACTTCTCCAGTATTTGTTCGAAGAACGTCAATAGATGTTCCGATTGGATAGTTAAGTGTAGCATCTGTTGGGATTAAAACCTTAACTGCAGTTCCACCTGTATGTGAAACTTCAATTAATGAGTCTCTCTCTGTTAGTGATGAAAGAGTGTATTCTGCTGTCTTCTGAATAATTGATGTCCGTGATGGAACACCTTCTTTGGTTTGTGTCCCGTCAGTAAAAATAAATCCACCAGCAGTAGAACTAATAACTGCGGTTCCGTTTACTTTAAGATCTTTTCCTGAAGCAAGGTTGATATGCTCGGAAGATGTCCAAGAATCTGTAGAATCTACCCAGTTAAAGGTTTTGTCTGTTGCGCCTTTAAGTGTAATACCTCCGCCATCTGCAGTTGTATCAGTAGGAGTTCCTGTATCTCCAAGAACAATGTTTTTGTCTTCAATAACAAGGTTAGTTGAGTTAAGGTTTGTTGTAGTTCCATTAATTGTTAAGTTTCCAGAAAGCGTTAAGTCTGTTCCAGATACTGCGCCTGTAAATGTTGCTCCTGAAAGAGAAGCCTTAGCGTCTAACTGTGTTTGAATGGCTGAAGTTACCCCATCAACGTAGTTAAGTTCTGTAGTTGATGTGGTTACACCATCAAGAATGTTAAGTTCTGCTGCTGTAGAAGTAATAGAAGTGCCAGCAATCTGCAAAGTTGTGGCGTTTACTTCGCCTGCAGAGCCATAAATAACTGCTTTGCTATTTGCAATAGTTCCTGCTGATGATCCATCTACTAAGTTGAGTTCTGCTGCTGTAGAAGTAATAGAAGTGCCAGCAATTTGTAAAGTTGTAGCATTTACTTGGCCTGCTGGACCATAAATTACTGCCTTGCTATCTACAATTGTTCCAGCAATAGATCCATCTATTAAATTAACTTCTGATGCTGTTGCGGTGACATCTGTTGCACCTGTTGAAAGAGTATGTGTATGACCTGTTCCTGCTTTTCCATCAATCTGTCCTTGAATTCCAGCAGACACTCCCTCTAGGTACCCTATTTCTGTTGAAGATAGATCTCCAATTGATGTGGTACTTGGAAGAGTTACTGTTCCAGTAAATGTAGGACCTGCTAGTGCTGCTTTAGCATCTAACTGAGTTTGAATTGCTGAGGTTACACCATTAAGATAACTAATTTCAGTATTTGATACATCTGCAACAACTGCTTGCTTATTGTCTAATTGTGTTTGAATTGCTGAAGTAACACCAGCAAGATATCCTAATTCTGTTGATGTTGCACCAGTTGCACTAAGGTTTCCTGTTGTAACAACAGTTCCGCTTACGTTTGGAAATGTAATAGTTCTATCGGCTGTAGGATCTGTTACTGTTAAAGTGGTTTCATAATCGTTTGCTGTAGTACCTTCAAAAACAATTCCTGTTGTAGCATTAATTGTTGTGCTGTTAATAGTAGTGGTTGTACCACTTACTGTTAAATCTCCTGAAACGGTAACGTTTCCACTACCATCGGACAAAACAACTGTGCCTGTTGCATCTGGAAATGTAATTGTACGGTCTGCTGTAGGATCTGTTACGGCAAGAGTTGTTTCAAAATTATTGGCGGTAGCACCTTCAAATGTAATGCTTGAACCAAATGATGGGTTTACTGTAGAGGATTGGTCAATAAAGTAGTCAATATCTGCCCAGTGGTTAGTGCCATCACCGATCTTAAACTTATTAGTGTCTGACTCCCATCCCATTTCACCAGCATTTAGTATTGGGTTTGCTGATGTCCATTGTGCTGCAGTACCTCTGCGTTGCTGCATTCTTGTTGCCATATTATTTTCCTCCTACAGAAAATTTCTTATTTTTATTATAACAGATAATTAATTAAAGTTATCTGTTGCAACTCCTCCATCATAGGTATTTTCCCATGATGAAGTGCTATAGTCTCCTGCGCTTACTAGAACACCTGGTTCATTATAAGCACCTCCAGAAACAAATGTACTTACAATAAGACCAGATCCATCAATTGCGGTATCGTGAATGTGGTCTTGTAGCATTTCTGCATCTTCAAGAGTTGCAATTGCTACCCATTGAGATCCATAATAAACATGAATTCTTTCTGTTAATGTGTCAAACCAAAGATTTCCATTTGATGGAGACGTTGGTGCTGTTCCGCTAACAGTTACTCCTGCGCTACCCGCAATAGTATCAACATATAATTTTGTTGCTGCGTGAGTATTTTGAGTTGGAGTGGCAACTGTAACCGTTGATCCGAAAGTACCGCCATCGGCTACGACTAAGCCATGTTTTACCTTAAAATCTCTGTTTACAGTTGCCATTTAATCTCCTTTTTATGCCTCTATGTATGTCTTTGAAACCTTAACAGAAGTATCTGCTGCTGCTGCAGTAACTTGAAGAAGAACATTTCCACCGCTATAAACAGCATTTGTTGTTCCTAGTTCTGTATTGCTTACAACATTAGCATACTCTGTTACATAAACATTATTGTCACCATCTATAGCAACAAGCATTTCAATTACTTCAATGTTGCCAGACTTTTTCATTTGAATAACATACTTAGCAGCAGAATATGTTGTTGCTGAGAATGTATCAATTGTTGTTGCTGAAGTGCCAGCAGTTGCTGTTGCAGATCCAACAAGAGCATCTGGTAGAGCAAGGCTAGTACCTGTTGCTGCTCCAAGTTCTGGAGTTACAAGAGTTGGTGTATTAGCAAATACCAGTGCACCAGTTCCTGTTTCATCAGTTACTGCTGAAGCAAGGTTTGCTGAAGAAGGGGTTCCCAAAAATGTTGCAACACCTGTTCCCAAACCAGAAACATCATTTGCAATTCTTACTGTAAGTGTGTTGCTTGCACCATCAATTGTCTTGTTTGTAAGAGTTTGTGCTGCTGCTGTTTCTAGTGTACCGTTTAGGTAAAATGCTTTACCAGAAGCAAGGTTAATGTGTTCAGATGAGGTCCATGCATCAGTTGCATCTACCCATGAGAAAGTCTTGTCTGTAGCACCCTTAAGAGTAATACCACCACCATCAGCACCTGCATCTGTTGGAGATGCTACTGAACCAAGTGTTAGGTTCTTATCATCAATTGTGATTTCTGTTGAGTTAATTGTAGTTGTTGTACCATTAACTGTTAGGTCCCCTGAAAGAACCAAAGATGTACCAGTTGCAGCACCAATATTTGGTGTTACGAGTGTTGGTGTATTAGCAAAAACAAGTGCTCCAGTACCAGTCTCGTCAGAAATAACTCCTGCCAATTCTGCTGAAGTAGTTGCTGCAAAAGCATCCAACTTGTTATTTGTAAGAGCAACAGTACCTGTAGCATCTGGCAAAGTAATAGTGCGATCTGCTGTAGGGTTTGTTACTGTAAGAGTTGTCTCATTATTATCTGCAGATGAGCCTTCAAATACTACGCTTGAATCTGAAAGTGCAAGTCCTGAAACTACTGGGCTTGTAAGTGTCTTATTTGTAAGTGTCTGTGTGTTTGTTGTTCCAACTACCGCACCAGTTGCACCGTGTGCTTCTGTAAGGTTGCCATGAGTTGTAAGATCTGAGGAAGTAGCCTTAGCATCCAACTGAGTCTGGATTGCTGAAGTTACGCCATCTACGTAGTTAAGTTCTGTAGCGGTTGCAGTAAGTGATGTACCAGCAATTTGTAGAGTTGTAGCATTTACTTCTCCTGCTGCTCCATAAATAACTGCCTTACCATTTGCAACAGTCCCTGCTGATGATCCATCTACTAAGTTAAGTTCAGAAGCACTTGCAGTCAAATCCGAAACATTTGCTACTTGAACTGTAACTGTGTTGTTTGTATAAGAAATTGTTTTGTTGCTTAGTGTTTGTGTTGCATCATTAAGTGTTACAGTACCTGTAGCGTTTGGAAGTGTAATTGTACGATCTGCTGTTGGATCTACTACTTCAAGTGTTGTTTCGTATTCATCTGCTGTTGCACCTTCAAAAACAATGCTTGATTGGAATGTTCCAACGGCTGGGGCTGCTGCCCACTCAACACCATTAGTTGCTCCTGAGTTTGCTGTAAGGATATATCCATTAGTTCCTGCTGCAAGGCGGGTTACTGCATCTGCACCAGAGGCTACTAACAAATCACCTTTTGCGTCTACAAGGGCTTCTGTAAGAACATTCTTACCATTAACGGTTGCTGTTGATCCTTCAACAATTAAACCATTTTTTACCTTAAAATCTTTATTTACTGTTGCCATTTTTTATCTCCTTTTATGCCTTTAATCCTATACGTGCATAACGTACGGTTATAGGCGTTGTACCGACTACTGGAGTAACCGTTAAGGATACTGTATTTCCAGCGCGGGAGACGCTTATGGTGCCAATATTCCCATCGTTGTCTATAGTTCCATATTCACTAACGTTAACATTTGTACCGTCAATTAATATGGTAATCTCTGTGGCGTAATATTTATTATCGCCTCCAGAAGTCTTTTTAATAGAGACTAGGTATTTAACCATTCTCCATACTGTTGCGTCAAAATTATCAATTACTGTAGCACTTTCAATGCCGTTGATTGTTGATTCATTATTACCAGTAGTTCCTAAGTCTGTGGCTTGGGCTGATGTTGAGTCAATTAAATCTTCATAATCTTGTTGAGTAGGACGATCTCCTGTTTGAAACAAGGCTTTGACTGATGCTAATGATATTTTTGCCATAACTAGATTATAACATAATTATTTTAACAATTTTATAATTTTATAAAATATAGTTGCTTAAACCAATTATTTGTAGTGGAATTGGCGGTGCATTATTAGCGTCAAAGGCTATAATATCTATATCAGTTATTCTTACTCTAAATGGTAAAAATTCATTTATTGTTATCCCTCTGTCAATCTTTTCTTCAATAGAAACTTTAGGAAATGTGTGTTGATCAATTGATTTTAATATTGTTGTTTGTTTATCAAATATTGCAACAGAAGCCATTAACTTGTTACGTCTTCTAGAACAACCATTTGACCTCTAGCAACTGTCCAAACTCGTGTTGCATCAGATAGTTGAACATCAAAAACATCTCCAGTTTTTAATTGTGCTGACTGTACAGATGTTAATTTAACTGTAAATTCTCCATTTCCATCTCCCCCGTCTGGGGCAGGAGTTAATGTAAATACTGTACCAGCAGAATCCTGATCAAAATTATTTTCTACATCTGGTCGTCTAAATCTTGCAGCAATTGTCCAGTTGGCTATTACAAGTGGATTTTTAGCATCATCTGTAACATATATCCTAAATGCAACGGTATCGCCTTTTACAATTGTCCATTTTACTAATGGCGGGGCATCACCAATATCATAAACAGATTGTCCAGCACCTCTATAATTAGCCATATAAGAATTATAACATAATTACAAAAATATGTAAAAAGTTGACAAAAAACAAAACTTCATGTTATACTGGTAAGTAACACCATAAAAAATGGTGTTTTGTTTTCTAAGGAGGAAACTATGATTAAATTTATCGAAAGAAACAAAGAGGTCATTAGTATACTCGGCATACTGACTTTAGTAACGACATTGTCAAACGTTGCTAATGCTGAAACACGAATAAGTGACAAAAATAATTTGAGTATAGAACAGGCTCAGGAGCAGGAAAACGCCTCGAAAGAGGTTTTTTTGGTTTCTAAAGAAGAAAATAATAAAATTAACAAAAAATACAAATATGGAACACCCCTTGAAAAAAACGAACTAATTAAAATATTAAAGCAAGTAGGCTTTGAAGGATATTCACTAAAGGTTGCTTGGGCAACGGTAATGAAAGAATCTATGGGCACTCCTAACTCTTGGAATCCTAATAGACAGACTGGAGATAATTCTTATGGCCTATTTCAAATCAATATGCTTGGAGGACTGGGCGAAGAAAGAAGAAGCAAGTTTAATCTAAAGTCTAACGAAGATCTGTTTGATCCAGTTAGAAATGCAGAAATCGCTTATCATATGAGTAATGGTGGTGAAGATTGGTCTGCCTGGAAAGGCATTACCTGGAAAACTAAAGAGTGGATGGAAAGATATTAATTTTTAATATCTTGTATTATCTCTAAAAATCCTTCTGCCCAATGCATATGTCTATGAACTCCACTATGCCTTGCCTTTTTTGAATAATACTTTTCATCTTCTATGTCTGTTGATGTATCAAAATTTTTTGGATACAAATGTCTTAAATGTTCGTGTTTATTACATTCGTCTAAATATACATCAAGTCCATCATCACTTTTGTACCATCTATTAGACTTTAAATAAACAAAATTATTTGATACATTTTCTTGTTGTGTTATTAAGTCATACAAAAAACCACTCCACGTTGACCATAAAAATAAAATTTTTGCTTGTTTACAATACTGCTCTAACATTTTAATATATTGATATGAGTAAAAATATGGTAAATCTGGAGAAAAAACATCCTCAGAATAATGTGGTTTTTTAGAATATTTTTCTGATTCTTGATAAATTACGTGAGTTGAAGACAACATACTCTCTGGATGTACTGGAAAATAAGTATTTTTTGTTATTAATGTTTCAGTATTTACTGGAACCATAAATCTATAAAAATCTGGAAACAAACATAAAAGAATTTTTGGATGACCATATTCTTCAAAATATTTATATATATTATTTATAATTGCAACAACAGAGTCTCCTGGTTGACTTATATTTGAATACTTTACATTTAAGGCCCTTGCCACTTGACTGCCCCATATTTCTTTTTCTGGCAACCCTAACCCAAATGTAAAAGAACAGCCAGCAAAAACAAGTTCATTGTTTTCATTAAAATCTTTTCCTCTAAAGCCTACATTATTTATAATATATGAATTAGACTGGTCCAATAAAAATTCTGTTTGTTTATAATGTCCTGTCCATGGCAAACCATTTGGATACAAGCCTGGTTTTCTTTTATTTGTAATAATCCAATCATTTAAAAATAAATGTTTAACATTTTCATGATCAACTACATCATTTCCAATTAAACCTAAGTTATTTATAGTTTCTTTTATAGAGTTAGTATATGTATTTTTCATATTTTTTATCCCCTTTTTTAAATATTTTTTTAAATTTATAAAAATAATATTTAATTTTTATTAACATATTTATTTTTAATTTCATTTTCAAATATTTTGTATTTAGTTGGAATCCAAAAAGATGGTGTGGTATATCTTGTGCCCTTTTTTATCTCACGAACACCGTGTATATACATTGTGTTTGATGGGAAAAATACCAATGTGCCAGCACTAGGTTTAAAGTCTAAGTTATGATCTGGGAAGTAGATCTCTCCACCTTCGTAGTCATCGTTTAAATAGATAACAGCCCCATAGTCAACTATAAACGCTTCATTTGGATGTCCTTCTGGATCTTCTCCATCTGCATGTAGTGGTTGAAACTCTCCTGCGTCCCATCTTCTTATTCCAGCAGAATTGGTTTCAAGAGGTCTTCCAAAATAAAGTTCTATCTCTTGCTGTACTCTATCAATTGCTTTTTTTAGTATGGCATGGGCCTCTGGCTTTTCAAAAGCAAGATTGCTTGTTACTTTGTCTGGTATTCCAGCCATTGAATTAGAACCCCAAGAAATTGTATCGTCTATTGATGATAATACAATGTCTAAATCTTCCTTTGAAACAAAATTTTCTTTTATAACAATATTTTTTGTAGATCCTATTTTCATTTTTTCTCCTTAATTAGGTAACTCTGATTGCTCTGCTATTTCTTTTACTTTGTCAAAGTTTGATGCATCAACCATTGAAGATAAAACATAGCATATCCATTGATAAGATGACTTTTCGCAATACCCCTTTGACTGCATAATTTTAGCAATATCTTCTATAATTTCCATTACTTATACTCCAAAAATATATTAATTGCATATCTTGTTCCAGAATGAACCTGATGGGCTATGTGCATATATGGGTAGTTTGATGGAAATAATACCATAGAATTTTTTACTGGCTTAACTTTAATGTCAAAGTTACAAAATTCTATCTCACCACCCTCATAATCATCATTCAAGTATATAACGCAACTAGTAACTCTATTAGAAACATGCTTTGAGCCATCATCATAGTGCATTACATACTTTTCTCCAGGCTCGTATTTCAATGCCTCTATTGTAAAATATGTTAGTTCTGGAAGAAAATATAAATCACGATACGAACTTAAAGAACTATTCAGCGCCTCATCTATAATTTTAAAAATTTCTTTTTGCAACTCTTTATCTTGAAAGTATATGACTGAATTAGATCTATCTTCTGTTTTTACATTTAGTGGCCTTGTCCACTCATACTTATTAATTTCTTTAATTAATAAGTCTGAATTATTCAAAACATTATAGTAAAACTCTATTCCGTTTTTATTCATTTTTTTTCCTTATGTCTTTAGTATGCAACTTTATTTTTTTTACTTCGTGTGATCCAACAGAATTGCCAAATTGATCAGTAGCGCTTCGATAAAAATCAGAAAACTTTGGAATTTTATTATTTTCTAATATTACATTTCCATAGTCTGTTGCTTTTTTATGGTATTCATTAATATTATATGGATTATTATTTAAAGTAATTGTAGAATTTTGCAAATTTGTTAAAGATATTGGCAAAACAGAAATAATTGGAGAGTTTGCTTTAAACGTAATAACAGTATTTGGCCTTGTAATTTTCCAAGATACTGGTATAGGTTTTTGCCAAAAACTAGAACTAATTAAGTTTGTTAACGGAACTGCGCCATCAATGTCTAAATTTGGTGGACCAAAAAACAATAAACTAGTTTCTGGATTTGTTTCAAAAAACCAACCTATATTAAAAATTAGTGTTGCAGTTCCTCTGTTAGTGTCAACAAATTCTTTACCTTTTAAAACCGTTATGTGATTTCCTTCAGAAGAGTCGTTTCCATCCCAAACAACAGAAATATCTTTGGGAAATGAAAATCCCCATCCCATTTGATTTGTTAACGATAAAGGAAAACACCTGTATGCATGTTGATCAAATGTTTTATCCATCCAGTCTCTTTTTAAAGAAAGTTGTTCTATTCTTGCACCTGAACCTGGATTTATTTCATATGCATTGATTTCATACATTTATTGTTTTTGCCTTAGTGGAGAGTTTGCTCCGTGTACCCTATCATTATAGTCAAACATTGTTACTGCAGAATATTTTATTCCTTCTTTTACAGGCAAAGCAGCATGAGAATATAAAAAGTTTGATGGGAACAAAACAATATCTCCCTCTTCTGGAGTATAAGTATAGTTTATGTATGGGAAAAACAATTCTCCTCCAGTATAGTTGTCATTTAAATACATGACTGTAGAAACAGTACATACATAACTAAAACCATGATCTGAATGAACCTGAAAGTGTTGATCTTTTCCATATCTAACAAAATTAACTGCTTCTTGATACTCTAAATTTAAATTAAAAAGTGAAGAATAATGTTTTACACATTCCTGTAGTCGTTCATCTATGTCAAAGTATATTTTTCTTAAATCTGACATAGTTGCTCTTGGATTATTTACAAAATCATTTTTTCTTACCTTAAAGTCTACGCAATCTCTATAATCTTTTCTTGTTTCATAATCACCAACCTGTGCTTCGCTCCATTTAAAAAAATTATCGCCATGTTTTTCAATAACATCTTCAAGTCGCTGAACAAGATTTAAGTCTTTATTAAGCGCATTTTTATAAACGAATACAGCAGGCGCAGGATTTTCTATAGTGGCTGTTTCTATAAAGTTAGATAACATTTAATCTCCTTTTTTGGTCAATATATAGTATACTACATATATGGAAAATATGTATAAGGTACAACCTGGCTATTTTGGGGACTCTGTTGATAATATCATTGTTTTAGAAAATTTTATAAGTCCAGATGACTTAGATAAATTTTACCTTTACTCTAAATCAATAGAAAATTTTTTATCCATACCTGATGACAACTGGGACAATAGGGTTCATAGTTCAGAGTTATTTAAAAATAGTAATAAGACATTATTTCTTAAACTTTTAGAATATCAAAAAAAATTAAAAATAGAAATAGAAAAAAGATTTAACTTTGTTTTACAAGAAAATTCACCATCAATAGTTCTTTGGAGACCTGGGGATGATCAGCCTCCTCATGCAGACAAACAGGAGCAGGATGGTAATCCAAATTCTTATCCTGAAAATGATGTGGCATCCCTAATGTATATAAACGACAATTATGATGGTGGAGAAATATACTTTACTAACCAGGATATAACCATAAAGCCCAAGGCTGGTTCTGCAATATTTTTTCCTGGAGATATACATTATACTCATGGGGTAACAAAAGTATTAAATAACAACAGATATACATCGCCAGCATTTTGGCGTGTAAAAAACTTTAATTAAATATTATCCCTAACATCAAAAACCAACATATTTTCTGTAAAGAAATTATCATATGGTTCGCAATTGATTGAATAAACCGTATCTTCATATTCTATAATGTCGAACGCTTCTATTGGAACAAACTGTAACTCAGAGAAAGAGTATACAAAATATGAATCATCAATTTCTGATGTTTGTATAAATTTAACAACATCATCTTTTTTAGTTAAAATATAATGCGTTCCCGAATATGCATCTCCGTTAATTATATAAAGTGTACTGATAGGCCTTGAGGTAATAGAAACAACCTCTGTTTCTCTTAAGTTAGTTTCATTTAACAATAAATCTTCTCTACTCCAAGTTGTCCAATCAGAAACATTGTTGGTATCTAAATCCATAGCAACCAAAACGTCTCCCACTACAATATCTTTAGCGTCTTTTCTTCCATTAATGGTTATAACTCCAGTACTGCTTGCAATGGAATATTCTGAGTAGTCCACGAACCCTGGGAAAAATGGTGGTGCGAATGGTGGTGGGAATGGTGGTGGGGCAACGGCGAATGGTGGTGGGAATGGTGGTGGGAATGGTGGTGGGAACGGTGGTGGTGCTGGGGCTGTTGGAGTAACAGAATTACTTGCTGCAGATTCTAAAGATGTAGCAACACCATTTCCTAGTTTTACTTTAAATGTATAGGCTGTTCCATTTGACAAACCACTAACAGTTATTGGAGAAGTTGAAGATGTTCCTGTTATATCTGATGGAGTTGAAGTTGCAGTATAAGTTGTTCCAATTGGTTTGCCTAAATAGGCTGGTGCTGTAAATGGAACTGTTGCTGTTCCATCACCTTGTGTTGCAGTTCCAATTGTTGGAGTTCCTGGTTGTATTCCTCCACTACCTGAAGATATTGGTGGTAATGGCATTATGCACTCAGATCGCCAATTGCAATCCAAGTATTGGTTGCTCGTTTAATTAATGTACAAGATGAATACTGTGTTCTTAATTTTGCTGCATTTGAAGAAACTTGAGGTGTGCAATTTAGTGTAACTCCTGCAGTTACTACTACTGTTGTTGCTCCAGTTCCAGTTTGAATAATTGTAATTTGTGAACCAATTGCAAATGCTTGAGTTGCATTAAGTGGAATTGTAACTGTATTTGCAGTTGATGTTAAATTCATTTCAATAATTTTATATGCATCTGACAAAACCAATGCGTGATTTGCTGTTTTTTCTAAAATAGTAAAATCTAACGCAGATTTAGTATCTTGAACTGCTTTGACTGCAGTTGGTGTTGCTGCTTTAACTGATGAAGTCTCTGATGTTGAATCTGACAATTGAACAACTCCAGGTGTTGAAGTTGATGCTGCTGTAGGTGCAGCCCATTTAAGACCAAATGTGCCTTGTGTTGAGTCTGCAGTTAAAATATGTCCATCGCTACCACGTGTCAAATTATCAACAGCATTATCTGCGGTGCCTACAATCAAATCACCTCTAGCATCAACCACAGATGTTAAAACAACATTATCAATGTCTGTTTCAAGTGTATCTATTCTTCCGTCAAGTTCATCTAAATACCTTGAAATTCCAGCAGACGCAGGAGTTGTTTCTGGCTCTGTTTCTTGACCCCAATGATAGTATTTAAGCGCAACCTGTATATCGGCTGGATCTGCCATTGCTGGAATTTTTGCTAGGGGATACTTAGAACTTCCTATATTTGTGGCTGCCATAGTCTAAATATTATAGCATAGTTATTCTAAGAAGCAGAAGATGTGTTGTCTTCCCCTATGCTAATTGAAATCATTACATCATAATCCCCTGATAAATTTGACCAGGTTGATCCGCTCAAAGACTTAGCCTTAATTGTAAAGTCTAGATCAGTAGCAGTTAGTGTTGGCTGGGTTATCACAGAGGCTATAACATTTGCTGTTCCAATAATGTTGTGGTGTACAACAAAACTTCCAGTTGTTTCTGTTATTCCAAACATATCATTAATGTCATATGTAAAATCTGCGCTTCCAGAAATAAAAGTGACAGTTTCATTAACGTTATATGTTAGTGGAGCAAACTTACCAACAATAGTCCAGACGTTATCAATATACTGATAAAGTTCTGAAGTAGAAACATCTAAATACATATCGTTTGCTAGTGGAGTTTCTGCAATTGTTAAACCACTTGGCAACCCAGTTCCAACAAATTGTTTGCTTCCTCTTGTGCCAGTTTGTCCAATGTCAACTGATACAGTAATTTCTTCTACTGGGCCATAAACAGAAAGTTCGGGATCAAGGACAACTACCTCTGGCATTAAACTGCCCCAGTAACATCATCTTGAACTGTAATTGTGCCAGTTAACAAAGTATATCTAAGTGCTGCACCATTATAAATTTCAAGATCATAATAATAAGTTGAGCCACCCTCTAGATCTCTTCCTCCATCAGGAGTAATCGTACATGTTATTGTATTGTCTGAAGTGTTGATAGATGCACCTAAATCTGAAGATCCGTTAGATGTTAGGACTAATTCTCTGGTACTGCCTCTAGCGTCTGCTATTGTAAAAATTGCATCTCTTGCTGGACTTGCTGATTTATAAGCAGAAAGAGCAAATGCTGCTCCTGTAGAATCTTTTGGGGATACAACAAACCTAAATGTATCACCACGATAATAGTCAAAATTATAAGTGCCTGGAAATGCCATGTATTTATTATACCACTAAGAAATATGGACTGTAAAGGATTTGACCTTTACGGCAGAATCTAGGTCAGTTCTTATTTGTGGAACAACATTTGCTCGTTTCATTTTTTCATTTAAAATATACAGTGTTTGAGAAATTGAAAAGTCATAAGTGTACTTATATTTTAGATTAGCAACAAACTGTGAAACATTTACAGCGGGAACAGAGTAGGTCCTTAGCCAAACCTCAACATTATTATCAAATGTTTCTATTTCAAAATTATAAACCATCTCTACCCTTGTGCCAATGTCTAATTGTTTAAAATTTAACTTCTGTGTTTCTGTATTCCACAAACTTACTTTTCCTATTGGCAAATGTTTTTCTATTGTTTGTCCTTTAGAATCATTTAATAGGTCTACCCAGCCCTCGTCACCTTTATCTAATCCTAAAAATATTTGCTCTTGGTTTAAATTTTCATAATATGCCCAACCAGATTTTGTTGGTTGTGTTTCAACACCTTCTTTATTTATATATAAAGTTTCTCCAGCAGGTCCTCTTTCACCCTTTGGTCCCCTTTCTCCAGGATCCCCTTTATCGCCTTTTGGACCAGCCTCTCCAGCCTTTCCAGTTGGTCCTTGAGGTCCTTGTGGCCCTACAAGTATTCTATAGTCTATATCGGGCTCTGGAGCCGTTTTTTCTTCTTCAACAACTTTGCCATAAGAAGGTTTATTTTTTTGATTACCTGGAATTTCTGCTTTACGACTAATACTCATCATTCACCAGTTTTAATTATAAATGTTTTGTCATCGACTTTTATAACTTTTGCTGGCGTTACTGCAGGGGAAGTAATTTTAATTATCATAGTCCACCTGGAGTTATATCACTGTATACACTAATTGTTCCAATAATTGGAGTCCAAACAACATCATCGTCTGTAATGATCTGAACATCAAAAGGTAGGTTTGCTACAACATTTTTATAACCATTTCCCCAGAACGTTGTTAAGTCTGAAGGGGCTGTAACAATAACATATCCATCATATTTAGTAACAGTGAGTTCGTCTAACAAGTCCCCAGAAGAATCGTATGACGTTGCTGAAACTGTCCAATCATCAATATCTATTTCTGTTGTTTCATCATCTTCTAAAAAGTCTACCCTTAGAGTTGCGGTATCACCACGAACTACTTTCCATTTAATATTGATTGGCTCTGCGCCTACCTGTTCAATAGAAGATATTGTACTCATACGTAAAATTATAACACAATAATCAATTTTTTCTAGCCAGGAAAAGGAAACTTGACAAACTTAGAAAGTTCGTGTATACTTAAAATATATAAGAAAAAAGATCTATCTTTAAGTTAAATATATAGAAGATATCTTATATATAGTATATAGAGTATATCTTATTTATTAGAATCTGAAACTCGATTTTCAATTAAAATGTCATACAGTTTGTCGACTTTTATTTCAAGCCTATTGACCTGGTCTTTTACACTAGATCCACCATTTGGGCGGAGTTCAGAAAGATAATGTTTTACAAGCCACTTGATTGCAAAGGCGATTGATGATACAATTGTTAAGATGGCTACTAAAAGGGAAGCCCAATCTTGCACTGTCATAATAAAATTAATTCTATCACATTTTTAGGAGTGTTTTGAAAAAACAAATTCTGGATACCATTGCGTACTCCAAAAAGTTGATAGTCTCGCCAGATATCGATGGACTCATGTCGGCAATGTTGTTATCAAAATATAATGGTTCGTCAGTGGTAGGTACATACGATAAAAATCTTTTAGTTCTCGCGGATGGCATTGATCCAAAAGACTGTCTATTCGTTGACTGCGATATGAACTCTCCAGACTATGTATCAATTGGAAACCATATGCGACTTATGGAAGACAATATTTCGGTCGAATCGTTTAATCCAAATACGCATTACAAAGTCAAGCAATACAATCAAAAGTTTCCATTCGCAACGTGTTTCCTTCTCGCGTTTGGAATAGAGACTGAAACATCCCTATCTGACAACCTATGCATGGCATATGCAGATTCGACTTACAAGAATAAAGTCAACTATGCACCTAACATGCAGCATTGGTCAATGTTGATGGATTGTCCAGAAGTTCAATTTGTTATGAACAATGATGTCCACACATCTGTGGAAAACCATATGGGTTATATGGAAGGTAAGCAGGGTTTTGTTTCAAGACGATTAGGCAAGGAAAAGTATATTGATCAAATGAACCAGGCATTAGATAATCAAGGCGCATGGTCATTTGCATTTCCTAATAAATTAACCAGGGGATACAAATACCAAACAGGACTAGTAGACAAAACAACCTGTATAAGATATAATAAGGATATAATCTCATACGCAGAAGTATATGGAGGAGAGTATAGCGTGACTTATAAGGATGAAGTAGAATGGTAGGGCCTTGGGATTTATTAAATCCAAATGCGCCAAGAACACCAGAAGGTCTTGCTGCTGCCCGCCTAGAAATCTGTCAATCGTGTGATTGGTTTAGACCAAAAACTCAAACATGTAAAAAGTGTGGATGTTTTATGAAACTTAAGACTACCCTTGAACAGGCTAAGTGTCCATTAGGTAAATGGTAATTATAGATCTTTGATATTTGATTCATCTTTACACCCGCAATTATCACAAACCTCTTCTTTGAATAATTGAGTTGTCCATTTATCTTCTAGCCATAAAGGGTTTGGAGGAGTGTGTGTCTTGTTAATCTCTACCCATGTTTCTCTACCCATATTGTCTGTTCTAGGAACATGGCTTGATTCGAACTCAGGAGCCTTTGGTTCTTCCTGGAAATCTATGTCCCAGGCATTTTCGAAATTATCTAATATACCCATGTATTTATTATACCCGAAAATCTGAAAAATTTTGGTTTTGAGAAAATCTGAATATTTTGTAAAGATGTATGATACATGAATTTAAAAAAAACAAATAAAAAAATTAGTGAGCACACCGTAGAGATATGCCCACTATGCATGGCCTTTTATTTTAGACTATGCACCCATGTTTTATTTTGAGGGGTGCCACCTCTATAATGTATTTCCCTGCACATAGCCGTCAATACATAATAGATCACATGTAATTTTTACACGCTGGTTAGGTAGTAGTGTTGATTTAAATACCTCGATAAAATCGTAGACCTCTTGCTTAGTCATGAGATTTATATCTCTTGTGTTACCTGACATTGTTGTTAGTGTTACTTTCATTTAGTTTCCTTTAGTAGTGCATAGACATGGGTTAATTGTAATTGTGTTACCCTTTTGGATAACCGTAGCGAGAGTGTCGCAACTATCGCAGATGTAGACATGATCAAATAAATCCATAATGTTTCCCATATTGGTTATTCTCCTAAAAAATAATCTAATTTGTAGCGTGAGAGGTGAAACCACTCACCTGATTCTAGTAACACACTCTTAGCGTGTTGATTAGACTTTTTGATCTTAACGATCTTGCCTGATTTAACTAAGGCAAAGGATAGAGGCATTGTGATAATATCTCCAATTTCGATATTGTCGTATAGTGATAATGTAGTCATTTAGTAACTACCTTTCTTTTAATGTGATAAACCTTGTGTTTATCGCTTTCCTTGACCTAGGTTATTTGCTCTTATTTGCTACGCTCACTCTATTTCTAGATTTATTTGGTAGGCTCAGAGGCTCACTAGGATTTCTTATTTAATTTTATAGTAGTAATACTAGCATAGAAATCTCAAAAAGTCAAGTTTAGACACGGACAAATCGGACATTTTTTGTGTGATCTGTACCACATTTGACCGCGGGCCCCGACACGCCCGACCTCGTTGTGGGTTATCCACATGATGTACATCACATCCAGAATTGAGCGTGAGTTATCCACATGACCTACATCACATTTCAAAATGTCCGTTTTGGTATGATTACTGGTCAGTAGATGTCAGACCCCCCTGCTATACTTCTAGGTATAGAAGGTTGAAAAAGAAGTAAACCCCCTAAAGAAAGGAAGTCCAAATGACTTCACTAAATGTAAATGTAACTACTAAACAATATGAATTGCGTTGGTCTGGATTGCAGACTTCTAGCAATTACACTTCATCTAATTTAGGTGGATTGTTCGAAGATGAAAAGTCTATGAACGACTACTTAGATCAAAAAGTTTCTGAGGGTTGGATAATCCTTGAAACTTCCGTTAATGTTTTTGAGCCTTTGGAGGTAAAGTAATGAACGCTATTTATCCACTAAAATCTATCTGCGGAAAGAATACTTTCTATGTAGATGCATATGATGTAAATTTTAATCCTAATGGTGCAACATGTTGCGATAATTGCAAATCAATTTTAATCTGCCGTGAGGCTTGG